CCTTCTATTACATTTTTGGAAAAACTACTTAATGTTCCACTTCTTACTAAATATTTGGTAAATTTGACAGCTAAAATAATTGATAATACTAAAATCACAGTGACTAATATTTCTTTAATTCTAGCTTTATGTTCTACATACCATGCTATATTTTGACTAGTTAATGTTTGGGATGCTTCTAAATTAATAGCTTCACCTCTATCATCCAATGATGTTTTTTTGCCTAAATATTTAGGTTTGTTTATTAATTTTTGACGCATTTCCAACATTCTTTTGATTTCATTATTTAATCTAATTTGATTATACTCATCTTCATCTTCAAAATTCGGGTTGTTATTATAATAAACAGTTCTACTACCTAATCTTTGCTCTCTTCTAGTATTATTTTTAAAAACTGCTTCAAATGTTTCAAAAAGTGTTTTGTCAATAATATTTATTTCATCAAATAAGACCCAAGTCCATGTTTGATCACATGGAGGGACCGGTAATGATCCATTATAATAGAAAAAAGTCTTTCTCTCTGGTATAATGAGTTCAGGTGACCAGTGTTTATTAACTTTAATAGTCTTTTCAACCAATGTTTCATCAGAGGGTATTTGACTTATAAATTGGCTAAAAAACATATTAGAATAACTTTCTGCACTTCCTCTTTGAAAAAATATGGATAATATAACACCTCCTCCATCACAAGAACGAAATGATATATTTTGCTTAGAATCAACATCATTCCCTGAATCTACTGAATCTAACCCTGGATTTAAACAGAAATATAATTGAGCTTCCAAGTCATAAAACTTACCATTCATAGAATGCATACTAGGCGTATGTAATGTCATTTTGGTTAGTTCATATATAATATCTCTAAATTTAATGAAATTACCCCTATCAAATCTAACTATGGGGGTTCTATTATTATTACTAACATGACAAGAACTATTAACAAATCTAGCACTTAATCTACAAATTTCATTACACTCAGCAACTTTACTAGTATCTATATTAATAGGTGATTGTTTATCTCCTACACAAGTCCCAAATAATCTTTTCCATTCCATATCATTTCTATATGACCAATTATTTTCTTTTGTTGTTTCTGCCATTATTAAGATAATATGATATATTTTTATAAAAATATAGACATTAAAATCTATCTTAAAAATAATATGGAAATTATATATTTCTTATTATATGTAATAATTTTAATATATGTATATGAATATTGGAAAAGTATTAAGATTATGAAAATCGAAACATTTCAAAATAAACAAAATAATATTGAATCTGAAAATGACGATGGTAAGATAATAAGTGAAGAATCTATTAATTACAAACCATCTTTCGCTAAATACGGATTTATACCTAGTGATTATGCTGATTATTCTAATTATACATTAAATCCAATAATAACTAGAATTAATGAAATAAATAATGAGTCTGATAATTCAAATAGTTCAAATGAAGAAATTAATAATGAATTGAATGAACAACAAAATAATAAAATATTATCAAGTATTTATGCACCAAATTATTTAAGTGACCCCCACTACAACACAAATTTAGATATACCATTAACTGATAAATATTATAAAAATAGGAAATATATTCCTCAAGACTGGAAGTGTCAAAGACATTGGTTTGAATGCCATAGTCATTTGCCTTGGCATACTTAATTTACGGATTAACATATAACATTTATTTTAAATATTTTCAATATTTCCAATATTTCCAATATTTCCAATATTTCCAATATTTCCAATAATTTTTTTATCTAATATTATTTATAAGTCATAATGAATATTCATAAATCAAACCTAGATACACTTATTAATATTAAAGATTATGATAGTGTTATGATAGTTGAAAATTCTCTCTCAATTGACAAAAGATATTTAAAAAACTGGAGAGATAGTGAAAACGTTGATAGAATATTTTTAGCGATAAAAACATCATTTTATCACTATATTACTCTTATCAGATTACCTGATATGATTTTCACAGATAGTTCTAACAATCTTAATGAGCTGTCACATAATGAATATAGAACGAACTTGTTGAACTATTTATATAAAGCATTATCTGGTTTAGATAGATTAAATAAATATTATGGTTATTATAATATTAAAGATAATACTAAATTAAAAGAACTATATGAAAGTATTAAAAATCAACTAGATACCATTAACACAGAATTTTCGATAGTGTCTGAATTTTTCAGAGACAATAAAATTTTGACATCATATAATAATCAAATATTCGAAAATGATTTATTAACTGGGAACTCTGAAAACAAAGGAGAAATAACAACTGAATCTGGTGACAATAAGGTAAATAAAAATGATTTGGAAAATGGAGATTGTGTATACCAAGACGAATCTCAATTCCATAATAAAAATATTAGATTAATTATTGGTGGTGGTGATATTGATGGTAATGAAGCCGACTATGAAGATAATTTAGAATCTTCAAAAGACATAATATCTAGTGAAGAAAGCAATTTAATAGAGGAAGAGCCAGTTTGTAAAGAAAACAAGTTGATAGAGGAAGCTACTTGCGATAATAAACTTATTATTAAAGGAAATAAGGTTATATTCATACCATTTAAAAATAATGGGGATTATGAAGAATCAGATAAGGAAACAACTGTAATATATGAAGAAGAATCTGAAGAAGAATATGAAGAATATTATAACAGAAAAAATAATTTTTATTACGAATATTGTAGCTCTATTCGCAATTTTTTTTTTTCTGCCTACAATAATTTTGTAGATAAGTTAAAAAATATGGGGGGTGTTATATACGATTGGTTGTTTTAATTTTTACAATTTATTATTTGTGTTAATAAATTAATAATGATATGTTAATAATGATATGTTAATAATGATATGTTAATAGAAAAATATAAAATAAAAAGTATGTTAACTAGATAAAGTTTCCTCAAATATTTCACTTTCAACTCCCTCAATTTCCGGTTTGGGTTTAATAAGAGTATTTGTTTTGTAATCTATTTGAAAATATCTTTCTAGATTATGATTACTAGGGACACCCATATTTTGGTCATTTATATATTCAATATGTTCGCTAAATACAGGAGGTAAATATTCATCTTCCTTAGAAGGGTCGTATGTTTTTTTTTCTACATCTGTAGTCTTTTTGCTAGAATCGACATTTTTAATAGGAAAATCTACTCCATTGACATTAATTTTAAGATTCCCAGTTTTAATTTTTTCAGATATCAAATTATTTAACTCTTCAACAGTCTTTTCACTATGTTCAGCTTCATTTTTTTCTAATAATCCAAAGGATAATTCTATTTTATCTTCTACAATATTATGATTAACATCAACTAATCTTCTAGGACTAATTCTAAATTCATTTGATAAAAAGGTTTTGACTTCTTCACTAGATATTTGGAAACCTTCAATTGCGTTTATTAAATATATTGATAAAAATATTATTGTTAGTAATATCCCAATTGTAAGTAAATTTTTCATCTTATTAAATAATTAGAATTTTTTTATTTTATTATAAATTATTATCTTACTTTAATATATAAAATGCGCAAAACTTCAACTGGTAAAATGAAACGCTCTTTCACTATACATGATGCTAAACATGTCGATGGTTGCCCAACTAAATTTTCAAGAAAAGACTATACTGGAACTTACACTGGGAATCAACCTGTCGCCGCTGCTAAAAAGGCATTTACCAATCTTTGCTCTGTAAAAAAAATTAGAGGTAAATGCACTCTTTTAGTTACTGTTAGAGAAACTACCCAAGGCAGTGCTGGGAAAGCATGGTCATACAAAGTCAAACGTGATAAACTTGACCAACCGGGACCTTTTGGTAACGAATATGTAAATGTTGCTAAATCTGCCAAATCTCATCCAAAATGTAAAAAATCACACAAATCTAGTGGACGTATGCGTAAACACAGCACTAAACGTTCAACAAAAAGAACTCAAAAAAAATAAATTATTTATAACAAAACAATATATTTTTAATATTTTTATATTTTTTAACACTTTTATAATAAAAAAATATATATTATAATTATAAAAATGAAACCAATATATGCTATTATTTTTTGTTTATTTATAAATATTGTTATATCATTAGATCTATTTAGAAATTCGTATTGTTATTATAAATTTAATCCATGTGATTATGTAATAAAAGCTGAAGATAATGATATTAAAATTGAATGTAAAAACATTGAAGATATAAAAAACAAACCTTCTAATACAGCAAGAATTGTTATTATAGTATTATTATTTATTATAGTATTTATTTGGTCAATTATCCTATTTTTGGGTAGTGATTTAATGGTTTCTCAAAAAATATTATTAGGTTCTGTATTTGTGTTAAATATGGCATCTAATATATTAACATTTATAGTATATAATAATTGTTTTGTTCAAGAAGAAAATAATGAATGTGTTGCGAATAAAGAAGGGGATTCAATTGTTGGATTTACTGCAAATTGCACATATAAGGTAGATGATGTTTTAGGATATTATAATATGTTAATAAGTTTAGGTGTTTTTTTGACTATAATAATTATAATATTTTTTTTAAATATGTTTATAATTTACGAATAAAAGTAAAATAAAACATAATTAATAAAAAAAAATTAATAAAATATTAATAAAATATTAATAAAATAGTAATAAAATTAATGATTGTCACATTTAATAGGTTTTATAGCCAGATATAAAATATTACCAATCAATGTGTTTTCTAATTTATCATCATTTTTTAAAATATTCATTTGATTTACTAGATTAATATTATCTAGGTATAAAACTGTGTTAAATTTGTTTTTACATTCATCTATAATTTTTGTTTTTAAACATTTAACGGTTTTTGAGTTATCAACTGGAATAATCATTCCATAATTTGCGTGTTCAATATGCAAATTCATCATCATAATAATAGTTGTCTATATTAAAATATTACTCGTTATTTCAATTTACAAGTATAATTTCAATTTTTTATTTTTTTATTTTTATATTTTATAATATTAAATAATTATGATTCCAAAAAACGTTTTAAAACATAATGAATTTGTAATACATCACACAATAATTTTTATTGTATTTGCCTGTTTATATCACATTTTTAGAACAGAAGAAGATGATAAAGAATTAGAAACTTTTGAAGGTGCTCTTTATTTTTCTATCGTAAATCACTTTACAGTAGGGTTTGGTGATATTTCCCCAAAGAGCACTTTATTAAAAAGACTTTGTATGGTTCATATCCTCCTAGCATTCTTTTTCTTTACAAGTTAATTTACAAGTTAAATTACAAGTTAAATTACAAGTTAATTTACAAGTTAAATTACAAGTTAAATTACAAGTTAATTTATGATTTATATAAAGCTAGATTTGACCATCTTTTATTTTTTATTTTTAAAGTTATAATAATAGAAATAATATCTATAATAAATATAAAATGAGCACTTGCTATAAAACTAGTGATAATAAACATTTTGGATGTCCTCCCCGTATGTCTGATGGTCGCCACTTTACCGATTACAGACCTAGCTGTGATATAAATTCAGCAATTAGAGGTGATAATTCAATCCCAAGTAGTTTCCAATACCGTAATTTTCTTCAACAAAATGCTGAAAAATTACTTAATTTGAACAGAAAACATGCTTGTATGAAAAATTGCTGTGGTCCTTGTGGCGAACCTTTTGAACCTGGAACAATGCTTCCAGAAAAATATATGGTTAACTGTGATGCTAACACCTGCACACGTGTTCTTAATGATCCACAAGGTCTTGGAGATGGTAGAGTTTATTTTACAAATCATCCAGGATGCAACGGATTTCCCGCTTCATGGCCAGTTGATCAACAAACTAACCAATGTTCAACCCCAGAAGATAATTTTTATTATTTTGGGGCTACTGAATTAGAAGGTCAAATGATGCGTCATACTCATCCACGTGGTGGAAATGCACTTGGTGGTGGCGATACCAGAGTAACTAAATAAACTATTATATGCGATATTATGTTTATTTTTTATAATTTTTTTATTAATAATAGTAAATGTCTTCTAAGAAGAAATTAAGTAGAAAACGTAATATAATAGATAAAAATGATTCAATCATTAGTAATGATGAAAATATAAAATGTGAAGAAAACTCAGAAAGCAACCCAGAAAACAATATAGAAAACCCAGTAAATATTCCGGAAGAAAAACCTAAAATTACAACATTAATAATGGCTTCTGCAGGTATAAAAGGAGTATCTTATATTGGATTTTTAAAATATTTAGAGAACAATGATATGGTTAAAAATATAAATAAAATTATAGGAAATTCAGCAGGGTCAATATTTTCTCTGTATTTCATTCTTGGATATAATTATACCGAACTATATAATTTTTTTTCCACAATTAAAATTGCAGATTACCAAGATATAACAGCGGATAGTTTATTACAATTTACGGATACATTAGGATTAGATACTGGTAAAAAATTAGAAGAATATATCAAAAATATATTTATTAATAAAGGGTTAAAATATAATATAACATTTAAAGAATTATATGAAAAAAATCCTATACATTTCATGGTTTATTCAACATGTATAACGGATGGAACTTATCATGTATTTGATTATATTAATAATCCGGATATGGAAGTTTGGCTTGCTATCAGAATATCATCATCCGTCCCATTTTTATATTCTCCTGTTAAATATAAAGATAAAGAGTATATAGATGGCGGTGTCAATATTTCTTCACCCATTCATTTAATTGAAGATGAAATAGAAAATACAATTATTGTTGATTGTATAAAGAAATATGAACGCGAAACTATAATGAGTTATATAACAACTATTATAAATTGTTGTCAATATTATGGAAATAAAAATTTGGAGAAGTATTCTAAATATATTATTATTATGGATTTGGAATTCTATGCACTAAATTTTAATTTAGATTCCGATACAATATTATCAAGTATAGATATTGGATATAATATAACAGAAAAATATTTTAAAACTAGATTTGATAATTGAAATAATTTATTAAATAAAATAGTTTTTAAGGTTTATAAAGTTTTTAAGTAGTTAGTAATACCAGATAAGCTTCTTTCGCCATCATAATCATTAACTTTGCCATTATTGAAAACTTTAACAGTTGGGTATCCTTGAACATCGTATTTAGCAGCCAATTCTTTGTTTTGGTCGCAATCAACTTTCATTAATCTAACATTCTTACCATTCATTTTAGTGCCATTATGTTTGTTTTCAGCTTTATTCCATTCTGGTTTAAATTTTTGACAGTGTCCACACCATTCGGCGTAAAATAAAACCATAACAACTTCGTCGTTTTTAGCATTAACTTCATCTCCTTGAAATGCCTCGCTTACATTTTTCATATACATAAAATAGTAGACAACACCAACCAAGGCAGCTAAAACTAATACAACAACAAGATTAGAAACATTCATATTTTTCATCATTTTTTTATCGATCATTTTAATATATAGTTAGATTTATTTTAATTATAAAATTATAAAATTATAAAATTATAAAATTATAAAATTATAAAATTATAAAATTATAAAATTATAAAATTATAAAATTATAAAATTATAAAATTATAAAATTATAAAATTAAATAGTTGCATGTTGTAGGGTATATGCCCTTGCTGTGGCGAAATATTGTTCTTTATCTTTAATATATAAATCAGCAGCTGTTGGGTCAAGTGGGTCATTTGGGTTTGGATCTGATAGCAAAGAAGAAATACTAAGTAAAGTTTTACAAATTGTTAAAGCAGGGCTCCAATTATTTTTAAGAATATCCAAACAAATACTTCCATATTTATTAATATTAGGATGATAAATCCTAGTAATAAATTTAATTTTTGGGGGTTTAAATGGATAATCATTTGGGAAAGTAATTGCTAATTTAAATACCCCGCCTTCATATGGTGTTTTTTCTGGACCAATAATAGTAGCATCCCAGTTATATAAATCATTATCTATTAGCCCTGCACTACAATTTGCGGGTGGGTCATCGTAAATTTCTTGAAGTTCTTTTTGAAGCCTTTTTGCACATTTACTCATTAAAAAGATATTGTGTTAAATGTATCGTAAAATATGATGTTTAACTATTATTTCTAAATATATTATTGTAATTAGCTTTAAATTAATTAACATTTTATCATTACTGTTTTTTTTCACAATACGATTAATTAAACTATTTAAAAATATTTTTGATATTTTTATTTATAAATTTTATATATTTAACAAAAATTACTGTGTATTAATTCAATTTATCATAATATATCTAATATAAAATGTTTAAATACAGTATAATATTTCTATTTTTAATAAATTGTATTTATATTTCCCTTTCATACAATAATGATATTCCGATACAACCTATAATTATAGGAGGAGGTGGTATGGCTACTAATAATAATCAAAAATATAATAATTCAGAATATGGTATATCGCCAACATCAAATTCTAAATTTTGGGACTGGCATACCAATAGTTGGATACAGTCAAAAAACAGCACGATACCTTCTATAGCTGGAAACCAATCGAATCCGTTCTATTATTTGACTAATTTAATTGAAAAACATAATAAGGTGTCCCCTTATGTTATCATTATTTCATCTAGTAATTGCCAATTACGAGATTGGTTTGGCTTATCCGTGAATTCGGCAAACACGTCAATTTATAATAACCAAAATAATAATACTAATAGAAATGATATTAACTGTAATATTTTAAGTGATAGATTATTGCAGTCTAATAATATTGTTAAACAATTAAGTGCATTAAATCAAAGTGTAATGACTCCATATTTTATATGGGTTCAAGGAGATATTGAATCAGAAAGTTTGTATCCGGAATATTTATATTATGACTTATTTAAGAATCATATTGTTGATGCAATTGTATACCATAAATATATTGGTTTTATAAGTATTAATACATATTCTCCGGATAATTTCGAAGAAAATGAAAAATATATTGAAAATTATCAAAAAAGTCAAATAGGAAGACCGGAAGTTTATGCTGGACCTAATACTGATACATTATGTGATAATAATAGATATGATGGTGATTATTTATCAATTGATGGAATTAGTTTATATAGCCACCAATTTTTACAAATGATTAATAACAAAACAACAACACCACTTTCATTTGGAAATAAATGTGTGTATAGGAGTATATCAATATTCCATTTTTTTGTATCAATATTAAATATATTTATTATGATGCTATTAATTTGCTGTATTGCAAGTATATTGTATTTTGCAACAAGGTCTTGTTTAATTCGAAGAAGAACTGGATATTATTATACAAGATTATATAATCGTAATGTAATAGAACCTCCTACATATCAACAATCCAATCAACAATCCAATCAACAATCCAATCAACAATCCAATCAACAATCTAATCAACAATTTGTTAATGAAATAGAATCACCCCCTCCTCCATTTACTCCAAGACCTAGTCAAAATATAAATATAAATGTTTAGATGTTTATGTTTTGTTTATGTTTTGTTTATGTTTTAATTAATTTTTAATTTAAATTGTAATTACTTAATATTTTATATAATAAATCTTTTATGAAAAAAGACGAAACAAAAAATTTAATACCACGTGATACAAATAAAAGATATTATTTAAGAAAGCGTAAATTAAGTGTTGTGGGAAAGAAAAAATCAAAAAAGAATATTCCAAAAGGTTTGAAAGAACAAGTTTGGAAAAAATATAATGGTGAAACTTTTGAGGCGAAGTGTTATATTTCTTGGTGTTCAAATATTATAAATGCTTTTAATTTTCACGTAGGACATAATAAACCAGAATCAAAGGGTGGACATACTAAATTGTCGAACCTGCGTCCTATTTGCGATAGATGTAATTTAAGTATGTCTAATAATTATACAATACAAGAGTGGAATAACCAAAAATTTGATGATAAAACAGGTTGTAATTTTGTTGAAAACAAAAAAAATAAATATTTCTTAAAATACTTCACAAAGTATAAAAGGTTTAACAAATATCTAGTTATTATTTTAAAAACTAGTATAGTTGCATTAATAATATTAACTATTGTCGCAATAGGAATAATTTTGTAAAATGTAAAATGTAAAATATAAAATGTAAAACATAAATCACAAATCACAAACAATAAACCCTTTATTTATATAAAATTATAAGTTATTGTATTCTTGTCACCCACTTTTCTCTTTTTCGAACTAGTTTTGTCAAGCCATTCTTGAAATGCTTCTTCGGACATTGTCCGTTTTTCAATAACATCTTTCCAGAAATACGTTAAGCCTGGAAAAATTTTATTGTCCCATAAATTTTGGTCAAACAAAACCGTTTTAATATCATATTTATGAAGTTTCCAAAAATATGTCTGAAAATGAGTATATCCCTTCATTCTATGTTCTGATATTTGTTTATTTACCCAAATATTAATACCTCTCTCCTCATAAGGTATATCTAATGGATGCAATACCCCAAGGTTTTCATCTCTGTCATCCCCTTTCCTTTGAAACCAAAGCAGAACTCCTTTTTCCATTCCATTATTAGCTAGATTTTGTAATGGAATATTATGGTTTTGAATAAAGTCTTTCAAATCTTCCGGCGATAATTCATCCAT